CGGCTTCATTACATAGACCTTAACAAGTGCCGTCGGGTCATTGGTATAGCCGAAGTCACAGCCCCAAATGACATTGGATACGTCCTCCATCTTAACCGAATCCACTACCCCGAAATGATACACAGCACCCGACAAACGTCCCGTTAATCCTCTGGCATAAACCTTCCATAGTTCAGGATCTTGTATGCGCTCGATTGAATCTCTAATATCCTGTGGTAAGTATGAGTTATGAACGTGCCATGACCTAAGCACCTTAACAGATGGGTATTCGGTTTTATTCTCGATGATGCGCTCATGTACCCAAAACCGAAATGAAGGGTTATAGTCTAAATACGTCCTTACATACGTCCTCATATTAGCTTCAAAGAAAAGCATATAGTCCACCCTTGTAGCTTCATTTAAGTACAAAATATGGCGTTTACCTCCTTTGGCTTGTTCTGCGTTCTCAAATGATTTAAACTCAATTATAGTGCCGTTCTTGAATGTATAAACCCTATCCGATTTGTTGAAGTCCTTAACGCTTCGTTTAACCAACGGATTATTCGCCACAAGTTCGGCCATGATACGCATTGTATCCTCTTTTAGCTTCGGCACCGTATTACTAACAACCGTTATAACGTAGTTAGGTGCTGCCATTGCAATGGTCACAAGTACCTGCATAATGCAGTACGATTTACCTGAAGATGTACCGCCTTGATTGATTACGATTCGCTCATTGGCAAATAGATTTGCGTAATAAAGCGGATCGGGTTGTTTAACAAATGGGCTATGTAGTTGCTCCATCCGTATTATTTGGGAACTCAAGTTTTAAGCCAACGGGCGCAATGATGTTAAGTTGTGCTACGTCCTTGCCTTCGGAGTCGGTGGTGGCAACGGGCGTAACAACCTTACCATAAGCCCGGTCTAAAAGTAACTCAGCGGCTTTTATGTCACCATCCAATGCCCGTTTCTTAACCGCTTCCAATATCTGCTCAGCGGTTTGTATCCCGTTCTTATCTTCGGTTGACATTATTTTTTTCATCAATTCTTTTAATGCTGGGATTTCTTTAGGCCGTCCGTTCGGGTTTCCTGATTGGCCTTTTTTGAACGGCGTCCCTTTACCGACTACGTTTTGTGGGTTTGGCATAAATGGACTGTTTTAGGACTGTTTCACTTTGAAATACAAAGCAAAGATAAACTATATTTCTCAAAACCAAACAAGCCCCTAAAAAGGGGCCTGCTTAGAAAATGATAAAACAACAATTGAAAATGGATTGTGCAAAGGTAATTAATAAACCCAAATAATACAAATCAAATCTGCAATAATTCCGGCATAAACAATGTAGTACGCCCTGAGGTATGCTTCAAGGCTCATTCGTTTTCGGTTGTGTTCGATTACCGGAATGGCTGCGACAAGTAGCAGCAAGATAGTTAGGAGGAGTTTCATGTGATTGTTTGTTTTATTTTTTTAGCCAGATGGTTACCACCAAATCGCAATATTTTTTATATAAAAGGGTCTGTATCCATTAAGGATTGTGAATATTCAATTTCATATATTTGGCTAAGTATTTCCATTTTACGGTCTGCCAAAATATCCCATTTACGGGCTTTTTTTGCGTGCCTTTGCGTTTGCCATCCATCTTGCAAAACCGAAGTTCTGCAAGTGGATAGTTCGCTTTCTATTTTAAGCAACCTTGATTTCAGTTGCTGTAACTTCGTATTGTTGTCCATTTGTCAATTCGTTTATTTTGTCAGTTTTTACTACTCTAATAAGTTCGCCAGCAGCGTAAACTCCTTGTGCTTTTGCAGAACGGATTTCGTAAACTTTTGCGTTTTTTTCTGATTTGAATATTGTAGTTGTCATTTTCTTATTGTTTTAAATCTTACGCAAATGTATACCATATATTCAATCTAACAAATTTATTTTGAGAATTCTTTTAAAATATTTTGCGTAACCAAATACATATCCTCAAATGATCGGACGGTGTGGTATATCCCGCCACCGTCACGAACCCATTGCATGAAGTCCTGTTGGCTCTTTAGGTGCTTCTCATTTCGCTGCTTAGTTTCGATGTAAACGGCCCGACCCTTGTACATCCCATGCAGGTCTGAAAATCCCTTGTTTGTACTCGGAATGAATCCTATACCCGGCCTATATCTACCCTCTGATGATATTCTCTCTAATTTAGTTCCGGTGTAATACTTCCACACGGCCTGACATAACTTGTTAAAGTTATTGGTGTTAAATGCTTTTTTAGACACGCCCGGTATTCGTTCCACTAAAGTAGGTACACCGTTTTCATCTGCTTTGTAAATGTCCTGCCGTTTCTTGATGACTTTAGTAGTCATCAGCGGGAATGATTTCTTGAAGAATCCGTCCTTCATTTGTTGCTTTCGTCGCTCATTATAGAGGGCTTCAAATTCGGATTGGGTGATTAGGTTTATATCAGATTTGTACTGTTTTTTATCAGGTATTTCGCAATACTCTTTATATTGTTTTGTGTAGTGATACAAAGAATCAAACCCAATCTTTTTTTGTACTTCAATCCATTCGGTTAATTTGATAACAATAGCTTCAAATATTTCAGGCTTATATCTGTGTGAATTATCATTTATTCCCTTGAGCATTCCAGATAACCACTTTTTTGGTTCCCCGCCTGCACTTCTATAATCATCAAATAATTCCCGCAAATAAGGTACGATTGTTTCAATCGTGAATGACTCGTTTTTTAACAGCTCAATGGCTTTTTTTATACTCATATTATGATTTTTTATAACTTTACACTTTTTTGACAAATTTGACAAAAATTTGACAACAAGAATGCCCTGTTTATAGGCCTTTCGGGCGAAAAGTGTCAAATTTTGACAAATTTTACATTTTTTATTTTTTTGACATTTTTATTTACTCTTAATTTTTCATTTTCCATTTTGTCAACTTTACAAATCTTTTCTAACTTATTGATTATCAATGATTTACATATTGTCGCGTTTGACACTTTTGACAAATTTGACAATTTTACATTTTGTCCAACTCTTTTTTCCAATTGTAAACCGTTTGTCGGCTTACCTCAAGTTGTGAGGCTACAGAAGCCGTTTTTATCTTCGGATTTTTGCGATACATAGCCTCAAATATTTCAAACGGAGTCCGGCCTTGATTGCTTTTCGATACCTCTTTTATTTGGGCCTCATCTCTGCTCGTTGACCTTATCTTTCGTGACATGGACGTGAAGTACTCCGCCAACCTTTCAGCCCCTAAAACGGCTTGTTTTGACACCTCCCTGATATTTACATCCGTTTCGGTAACGGAGGCATTCAGGAAGTGCAATAAAAGGGAAAATCGTGGTATGTATGATTTCATCTTTGGTAGTCCGCTTTTTGCGTATTCGTTGATTTCGTCGCTGTTCTGTTGATGGGTTATTTTGTTAAATATCCGTATCCATTCCCGTTTTGCCTCCTGTGACCAATTACAAAGCATCGGGACCACTTCGCCGTCCAAATCGAATTCGACCATCTCATTTCGGACGGTTTCATACATTGATACCACCGCCTCCTCATACCAATGGACAATTACGGGATCGATTTCGTTTTCATTGTATTCATCCACCCGTAACTCAGGGAACGTGAGCAGCATCCTATCTACAAATCCATTCTCTTTGTTTTCTTCTGTGTACATCGAAGCCAATACACCGGGCTGTATTCCACCCAGTACCGGGATGATGGGCAAATCCACAAAAGCGGACTTTGCCATTTTGCGGTTAAACGCCACCGACTTACCGCTCCATGTACTTAACCAAAACTCCAAATCAGAACCCGCCCTGTATTTATTCATATCCTTAAACCACCCGTTTAACTCATCCTTGAACACGCCAACTGACACCTTCGATTCACCATGCAATTCGACCAATGCCTCCAAAGTGATGTCGTTTGCAATGAATTGGGATTTAATAGGCTCTTTGGCCTCTTCGGTGTATTGCTTTTCATCTTTGGTTAGTTTGCTGTATTCCTCAAACTTTTTCAGGGCTTTGATGTACCGCTTAACCTCCCTGCTGTTTTGCTTAAGTAACGGGAATATAATACTATCAATACTTGGGGTCTTACCAATTCCGGCCTGACCTACGACCGAAATCCAAACCGTCGCTATTTCGCTCCATCCTGTTTTGACTTTGATGCGCATACTATTACCAACAATAACCGATAACATCCAAAGCATTGAAGCGCCCATGTAATCAAAGCTATGGTTAAGGTACTTGTTGCATTGTATCATGTATTCTTGAATCGGAGCAGGAAACACATCCAACGGGAAAGCAACTTCGCTAATGTCCTCGATTTCGGTCTTTAACTCAGGTACTTTTATTTCCTTTGTCCGGCTCCCGAATCCGTCTTTGTATAGCTGTGATGCCGACCTTGAGAAGTCCCCGTTATGGTGCTTGTATGCGTATGCGCTAAAGGGGCTGATTAGTTTTTCATGCGGGTAAATGGTTCCGGTGCTGAACAGATACATACATCCCGAATTCTTATAAACATATCCGCTATGCGGACTTGTTGCACCATGTCTGCGGATGATGTATTTGTCGCTCAATTGCCTTACAATGTCGAAATCCGGACCTATTATGTCGAATATATCGGTTTTATCGTTGAAGTCCTGCCACGGGGTTACGTCGGATTTTTCGTACTGCTTTATGGGCCTTTCGGTTTCAATCGGTCTGCTTTCATCAACGTAATTAAACGTGGCGCAGATATTCCAAAGTATCTCCCTATCCTGTTTAGTTATCTCCTGCACATCATTATAACCTAATTGGCTTATCTGATTGTCATAGATAAACACATACCCGCCTACGCCCCGTGATTCAATAACGGCTTCGGTGTGGCCTTTTAGCTTTGCTATCTTGGTATTCCCCGCTACGAATTCACATCGGTAAAGGATATGATAGCCCTGATTACGGGTTTTGACCACAACAAATTTGCGGTCGAAGTCATCAATGTTATCTGTAAGGTATGCGTATAGTTCAGCCCAAAACGCCTGCTGTTCAGGGAGTGAGTTAAACACTTTCAAGTCAACGTCTATGACCTCAAGGCCATTGTACCCGCATACAAGCCCGACTCCAACGGTCGCTTGCATTTCTTCACCGTCTTTCTTGATGTAGCCCCCTGCGTATTGGTATTGTTTTTCAAACGCTGATTTCTCAAGTGGTTTGTTTTGGCATGGCTTCCATGCATAGTTAGGGCGTTTGTTTTCGCCAACCGTAATAAGGCTATATCCGCAGTCAAAAAGCCTATAACATCGGTCTAATGTTGGTTTATTCATTATTGAACAAACTCCTTGCCCACAATACAAGGTGACGGCCCCTACGTCATAGGGGTTTCCTGCATTGGGGCAAAGAGTTATATAGTAGTTTTGTAATCATCGCCGTCACACGATTATTGAAGTGCTAAGGTAAGAATTCTTCAGGAATATTATTCATCAAATCTTTTAATTCTTTTGGAACCAGAATTATCCTGAAGTGTCTGATATACCACATGACAAAGGCCGAATCTGTTAAGTCATACAGATTGCAGCCCTTGTACTTGCAGTCGATTCGTATAATGTGTTGCATAATTAAAAAGGTAAATCCGTTTCAATGGGTGCTTGTGCCGGTTGCTGTTGTTGCTTTGGTTGTGGTTCCTGTTGCTGCACATCAAGTGATTCGATACGCCATGCATCCAACGAGGTGAAATACTTAACCTCCCCGCTTGGCGAAGTCCAGCCCCGCCCTTTGAGATTGAAGTGGACGCGCACGCGCTCTCCTGTTTTGATTTTGTCTGCTAATTCGGTTTTGGCGTTTGCAAGTTGGAACTCATGCAGGTTTGCATATTCAGGCGCTTGGTCATCAATGACGAATTTACGAATGGATAACTTTTCTGTTTTTTGTTCTGTTTGACCGACTGATAATACGCGGCCTTCGATTGTGTAACTGCTCATGGTTTATGATTGTTTAATGTTTTTTTATATTTTAAATCCAATATCATAGGGGTGGTGTTTATCCACTTTATTGTGTGGTGTATTCTTTTGTGCGAAGCGTTCATCATTGACGCTTTTACGCATGATGGGTTATAAATAACAGAAAACATTGATTTTACATAAGTTCCATTATCTACATACATTTCTGATAATCCTTTTTTCTCTTGTTGTGTATCTTTTTGATTTATAGCAAATACAGGTATAGTTAAAAACAAATTCCCTTGCTGACCTAATAATGTATATGTTGTAACATCTTCATTCATTCTGCCATAAAATTGGAATCGTCTTTTAGTACTACATAAAAAAGTATTCATAGCTTTTCTTTTACTAAATCTATATATCCCTTTCCCGTTATCTATACCACCTATAAAATCTCCTGTTTGAGCAAAAGCTATTGATAAGGCGTTGGTAGTTTTATAAAAATCTATTGTTAAGTCAAATATCTTGTCAATATTTCGACATAATTTCATGCCTTTTATTTCATCTTTAAACATATAATCAAACTCATAATAATCATCGCACATAATCATAAAATATGTAATACCTAAAGATTCAGCTATATTAAATATTTCATTAGACTTAACCATTGAGGTTCTCATATCGCCTGTATTATCACCGTTATCATATTTCTTTGAACAGTTAACCTTATCAATAGTCAATAAAATATCCCCATACTTTTTTCTATATTCGAATAAAGAATCATCATTATCATCTGCTATTATATATATTTTACCTGTATAGTTGCATTTCTTTAGTGTATCATAAGTTAAATTTTTACTTGGTCTGCCATAAACCATAATAAATACTGCAAAATCTTTATTTTTCATAACTATTTTAAAAATGTATGTGCATAATAATCATCAAAAGAATTACACCAAAGCGTATTGTTGTTTTGAATATCATCCCACAGCTTTTTTACTGCATTATATTTTTCACTTTCTAAAATTTGATGTACTACTTGTTCTCTTAATCCTACTTGTTCTAAAACATCTTCCATAGTTTCGCCATCAATGTCAATTTCATTTAGAATTGCAATTACCTGATTTAATTTTTCGTTTTTCATGTTATTTATTATTTTGTTTATAATTATAAAGTATATTCTTGCAGATATTGATTCTTAATTTCATCACAAAGTTTAACATATCCGTATTGTATTGCTTTTTCAAAGTCAATTATAACTAATCCGCTTCGTTCCATTAAGTTTTGCATTTCGGGCGTAGCGTGAGCATAGTAATCAGCGACTTTCTCATAATTGAAAACATTATGCCTCCTTGCTGCATCAATCAAAAAATTCTTTTCTTCATAGGATAAACTTGAAGCATCAATTTCTTTGATAAGCCTATGTGTTTTTGATTTATCAACCAATTCTATCAAGTGTGGTTTTTTGTTTTTTGGCTCATAAATAGGTGCTTCAATCTTTGATGAATACTTTTGATCATCTTGATTTGGTGCAAACTCTTGACCGAATAAATTTACTTGTTTCATTTTTTTTATTGTTTTTATAATTGTTGTTTATTCCCCCACATTATCGGGGTTATTGTTGATAATATGCGACATTTTTACCCCTGCATCATTAGTTTAGGATAAGGTCTGTGAAGCAATGCAGCGCCGGGAAATGGTGGTGTGATTCCTTTAGCGGGTTCAACGGGCGGGTGAAGTGCGTCCATCAACTTGAAGTAAATAAGCCCGAATCTTCGTTTAAGATATGGCTCCGTGTCGATTAAATTGTTTATCGTTTGAATGCTATAAAGTACGGTTGTGTGGTCACGCCCTTCAAGCGTTTGACCTATTGCAGCAAAAGGCATTTCGGTAAATTTCTTCGCCAACTTGCAATAGATTTGGCGGGGTTCGACGTATTCCCGCTTTCTTGATTTCGATTGTATTTGCGCAACTGTTACGCCCCATTCTTCAGCGACCGCATTAAGTATGTACTCAAGTTTATTTTCGTTTGTCATTGTGTTTTGTTTTAATGATTACCTAATTCTAAATAATACTTTACAAATGATTCAAGGTTGTTCGGTTTTGCAACTGATACTTTTTCGATTTGAATATCTACCGAACATACTTTGCCATTCTCATAATCAAAGTCAATGCTTAATCCGTCCTTTTCGTATCGGTTTGTAGTGAATTCGCCATGTGGAAACGTGTGTTTCACAAACTCAAACTCATCCACCAACCTATCTTCAAGGCTTTTCGACGTGGATATGATTTCGGCCCATGTGTCGGTTTCTGAGTTGTATAGAGGCCCATTCGGAACGTCAACTATAATAAATTGCTCCGCTCCTCCGAAAATTTGAAATAGAATTGTATCTCGAACGGTTACGATATAACCCTTCCCTGCTCCGATATACTCCGTCCCTTCCGGGTATCTCTTACGCGCCTCTTCGAGCGCTTGTTGTGGTGTCATATTGTTATCATTTTAAAGTTTAAAAATATGGGAGCGGCATCCTCACACCGCCCCCGACCGGGATTACCCCTAACCCGGTAATTTGTCAAATACGGTCACGTCCTTGTCGTGGATGGTGATAAGTGGGGTACTGCTTATCATTGCCTCTGCTTGTATTGCAAGGTCAATTAACTTGTCCTTATCGCTCTGCGGAATATCAACGCTAAGGATATTAAGCGATTGGTATTCTGAATCAGAAGAAAGGAATGGAAGTTCCGAATTAGAGGCATAACTAATCCAATTGAACCCCCATAGATTCGCGCTCTCGATTACGTCTGCTCTATGCTCATCACTTGGGGCAAATACTATCAATTCAGCGCATTCGCTATCGGTTAGAATCGCATTATTGACTAACTGCCAATAGAACTTCTCACCGTCGTTATGCGTATCAATGATTTCAATAAACCCGCCCTTGTTGTATGCTTCAATTAGTGTGCAGAAAGATTCCAATGTTTCAGGGCATTTAATATCGCCAACGGTTTTTTTGGGGCGTTGTTTTAGCACGTCGGGTGTTCCTGCAATGAATGGGTAATCAGGGTGTATGATAGTGTCCTGTGAGTTCAATGTGTATTCGGTTGGTAGCATATCGAAGCATATTTGCTCTACGCATTTCCCCCATTGCAACGGGCGGGCGGAACTGCTTGAATTTAGTGAGCGTTTAAGTTTGCGCTCAAATAATCGTGAACGGATGTACTTCTTTGCAGGTTCACCGAATAGGTCATCTTTTGCCCTGCCTTTTTTAGTTAGTTTGTATATTTCACTTGATGTGAAACGGCCATGTCTTAATTCGTTGTTCATTTGCTTAGTGATTTAAAGAGTTTTGAAAAGGAGTTTACTTCGTTGTTGTTGATGATACGTTCAGCGTTTTCGATTTCCTCCGGTGTCATCTCATTGCGCTTTGCATTTAGCATTTCAGCTAATACATTGGCATCAGGTTTGAGCATTGAGGTATAGTCATTAAACGTATCCTTTCTGTTAAGGTCACGCCCGAAAATCTTACCGAATTCCTCTGCTGCGTCCTTGATGGCGTATGCCTTCGCTGCTGGTAGTGCCTTTTGCACTCCGTCTGCTTTGGCATAGTTCCAGTCCATTGCTCCCTTACCCTTGTCGGTTTGAATGGGTGCAGCCCCTACGCCGTCATTGTGTTCTATTTCGTTTGTCAATGGATTGCGGACAAATAGGCGGACGGTAACGGTTACGGAATTGGCAAATACTTGTGAGTTAATGACCTCTACCCACCATTTACCGTATATCTTCGTTAGTAGGTACTGAACCTTGTCAATTGGCAGATATGATGTCCTTGCCATTGGTTGCTCCTTAACCCATTTAGCTGGTGGTGCGGTGTTAAGTAGTACCGTTAATTGGTTTTCCTTGAGTGTTGCTTCCGTTTCGCTGAGTAATTCGTTCAGCGTCGGAACTTTCTGAATGTTTGTCATTTAAAGGGGTTTTGAATTAATAATAAGCAAAGATAATAATGTATATCGGATATACAAATTATTTTTTATTTGTCGCAAATTTAGCTGACTTTTGCGACGGATTTGTCAAGTCATAGGCTTACCCCGCAAATTCATGTGGATGCCATGCGTCCTCGTCGTGTGTTGGTCGGCGTTGATTCTTTCGGACCGATTCGGCCACCGGCATTCGTGACGGCTGCCAAACTTTTATTTGGCCATCCTCGAAGGTGATGTTTACCGGGCCTTTGATTCCATGAAGGATGCAGTACTGCTGCAATTCGGTTAATTCGTCGGTTGTGGTTGCGATTGTGTTTGAGATTAGTTGCATGATATTTGATTAATTAAGTGATTAATTGTTATTCGATCCTCCAGCACTCTGAGCTTCTTTGTTGCAAATTTGTAAGTGCATAGGCCTTGTTTACATTCTCGGCTCAATTCAGAGCCTATCTTGTTGTACAGGTCGCAAAGTTGCTCATGGTCGGTGCTGCGTTTGTTGAGCAGTATATGCAGTTCCATTTCGGCTTCAAATCTGTTCATCATCTGGAGTTATTTTTGAGTATGAACCTAAAACTATAGCGGAGTAGATTACCGCTATAGTTAGGACTGAAATGATTGTTATGTCTATTGGGGTCATGTGGTGTAAGGTTTAAAGATAATTAAATATTGGCTTTATTATAGGCTTCATCAATGATTTGCTTGGCCTTGTTTAGATGGGATTGAAATTCGTTTGCGCTGATTTCTTCATGCTTATAAGCTAATACGTCCTGAGCGCTGTCTCTCTGTTCAATTTGACCCGCCTTGAAGGTCGGGCCATCCCAAACATGAGCGCAGATAACTTCGGTTTCTGATACGATTTTGCAGCATTGGAATTCGCTTAATCGGATGTAATGAGGTAATTCGATTTCTCTTTCTTGGGTTGTTGTTGTTGTAATTTGAATTTTCATGTTGTTTTATTTTAAGTGTTTAAAAATTATCTATCTTGCCAATCAGTCCGCTGTTGGTCATCATCAAGGCTGTTATCGTTGGCCACGTGCCACTCGTAATCCCAATCAATGGAGTCGATTATATCTCTAAATGCTTCGTCATTGACTTCAGCAAGGATATAGGATAAGTCACCGATGTATTTTCGATCGATATACAAATCAATGGCGAAATGTTCATGTGAAAGGTCATAGGCTTCGCGTGGGCTGCTTACGTTGCAGCTAATCACGATTTCCTGTAGTTGGTTTTTACCGCCTTGTTTAAGTGGTCTGAATTTTTGAAATGATGTTTGGAGTCTCATGTTATTGGGGTTTTTATTGTTTGTGATTAATGAATGAAAGGGGCGTTTTGCCCCTGTGGTTAGAATTGGTCAAGCATTGAGATATAATTCTTTACCGCTGTTTCAAATACTTCTGATTTCATGTAATGAATCAATTCGTTTGCGTTTGTATGTCCTTTTTCAATCGCGTCCATGATTACCATTTGAATCGCTGTTTGTGTTTTTGTCTGGGTGCTTAATGTGTTTGTCATTGTTTTATCGTTTTGTTGACACAAAGATATATGATATACACATACACCCGCTACCTATATTGTTACCGAATTGTTAATAATATTTAATGGTGTGTATATTGAAAACATGGTGTATATTTGCAAAAAAAGAATAGTATGCAAGAAACACAACGCAAAAATATCGACCTCCCGCGCCCCGTATTGGAAGCAATTGAGATAATCGGTCTGAAAGAGAAGCCAAACGGGAACAAGTACCCTAAACACATCATCGAGGACCTGTGTATTGATTACACGATTAATGCCGGCTATGTTAAGCGTGATAAACAGGGTAATTTAGTGAGGACTAATAAATAAAGTACCATGCACTTCAACAACCTAAAACAATTCCTCGAAAGCGGACTGAGCCAAAAACAATTTGCCATAAGTCAAGGCATAAGCGTAACCGGGATGGCCGACCGATTAACCCGCGAAATGAAGCGGTTATTATCTACAAACGTAATCGAAGCAAAACGGATCGTCGGCGAAGTATCCATTCACATTGATGACGTAAAGCGAAATCGGGCTAATTGGCTCAAAGCCATTGAAGCATACAACCAAACAATGTGCGCACCTGTTGACATCAAAACCGATAACCGAAAGATAAGTGAGTTGACGGTTAGTGAGTTTGTGGGGGTGATGATGAAGGTGTTGGGCGGTGAACGCTAACGTTTGGTGGATACAGGCTGTGAGCGTTGGATTGAGGGCAGGAAAATAGCGTGTATGTGCTGTTATAACCAATGCTTTTGATATGTAAAGAAAAGTGCCAAAACCTATACACGTTGTAAAAACATATAAAGAAAACATCAAATATAAATATGGAACACGAAACATCATTAAACCACGAAACCCCGCCATCTTGTTTAGGTGATGTTAGCGGCTGGGTTCGTTGCTCAGACTGTAAATATTTAAGACACGAAGTTAGATTGGGTAATCTTGATGGAGATATTGTTGAATGTATGCAGGATAGCAACGAAAACACGTTTATCAATGATAGGAATATTTACGAAAAGTGGCACTGCGATGTCTTTGAACCTTGCCGATAACCCCCAAATACACGCAATACCCTGCGTCTATTCATCGTCCGAAAAACCCTACATTAACCCGATTTATGCCATACAATGTAGGGTTAATCAATCAATACATGAATGATTGATGATGCATTCATTAATCACCTTCCTATCTTCATAATAGTTGAAACTTATAAACCCGCTTATCCCTTGTTGGAAGTTTACTTGCACCCATGATGATGATGGACTTAATGCCGGGTAATTATAATAGTTGAATCTTTGAGCGGTGCTGCTATCAAATAAGTATTGGTGCGAATCACCTTTACTGAATTCGATAACCCCTTTTAGTCCATTTCTATCGAGGTAGTTATCAATCTTGTTTTCTTGTATCTTATCCAATTTCGGCTTAAATCCAAACTTTAAAGAAACCGAATCTTTGCCATGGCTTAGTACAAATGTGTACTTCCCGACCTTGTAAAAATCAATGAACTTTCTGATATTAACCACCTCAACATTTGGGAGCATCATTTCAATGGCTGTCTTGAATGCTGAATTGAGAATGTACCCAAAACTACCTGCGTGATTGTCCTCGCATACATTGTGGCAAATGATATTATCGTAATACGGAGCTAACGATTGAACCAATTTAATCTTAAACCTCAATCCTACATCAAACGCTTTTTGGTTGTCCATGTTTTGCGGTAAATGATGCCCTTTCCGTACGGTCTGTGCATCGTAGCCATCAAGGAAATCGCCTAAATCATCAATGTATAAAACCTTTGATTTTCTGTTTAAAATGGTGTGTTGAATCATCCTATCGCACATCTTGTTCAGTTCATGTTCATCCCACAAACCGCCATACAAACTATAATCAGTTATCATCATTCCAACGTGCGTATCGGTGTAAACTAAGCGGTCAAATAAGGCCGTTTCTACCGATGGTTGCTTCTTATACTGCAAAGGCTTTATCTTCCCAAATAACGCCTTAAAATCAATATCTTCAACTCTTACTTCGCCCGCCTCCCGATAATTTGGGTTAACTACAAACAATGACGCCTCTTTGTTTTTAATCCACATATTCTTTGTGGATGTATTGGGAACATCAAGATTATTTGTCGCATTGTATAACCCTTCATGCTCATCTAACAACCGCTTTTCATGTCGGGCTATAAACCGCCTAAACCCTCTTACTATCGGGTCTTCATCCCTTTTTGCGGTTGTGTTTAGGATTTTCTCTACTATCTTAGAGTGGCCCATGCCTTGACGTAGCAATTCAGCTATCTGAGCGTCGTATTGGTAGTAGTCTATTGGTTTGTATGACATAGGGTAAGTTTACCGACCTCCGTTATCTTTTGTCCTTTCATATCCGTTATCAATTAAAAATTTCGCCATTTCGTTACCAATCATTTCTACTTGTGCTTCATCAAGATACGGCTGCAAATAATGCGTGTATTCATGTATCAAGGTGTTAAGCAGTTCTTCGCCTTCAAGCCTGCTATCAATTTCAATTTTGTTTTCAGGGGTGTAAAAATAACCCCTTGCATATCGCAGTTTTTTATATTCGACTTTTACTTTTTTGGGCATGACCTTTGTTTATGTGGTGATAAATAACAAACCCCGACTTAGACAAGTCAGGGCGTTCTTTTTAAACCTACCTATGAAAAAGTTTTTATGCGGCTGCATTATTTTTATTTTAGTCCATTGAAAAAAGCCTGAGCATAACCCGCAATTAATACATCCTTATCCCGCCCGTTGATGATCTTCCGGGCATTTATCCAATCGGTTTTTGTTGCGCTGAAATATTGTGATAATTTCCGACCTGTAAACCATCCATGAATCATACCTTCAAACATGATGTCGGTTGCAATTTCTAAATCACAGGCCAATTCAGGATTGTTCAGCAAATCAACTCCCAACTTTTTACCGGCTTTCTGATAGTTCTCATACCATGTGAGCTGAACGAATCCACGTCCGTAGTATAATTGGTCGGGCGTTGTGTAAGGCTTTCGGTCCATTCGGATTTTACTACCATAAGGACGGCCTTTACCTTTGCCAAATTCAACAATTGGTTGCATGGTCTTTGCTGTTTCATGGAATACCGTTGCCAAACAATACGCCAGACCCTTAATGCCTATGTGAGAATACTTTTGTTCGTATTCATCAAGTATTGAATCAATGCCCTGAATCTGCTTTGCGGTGTACTTTAAGAACAATGGCCTTACCGTATCGAATAATCTTTTGCGGTCAATCATAAATATACTTTAGTTGTTGGTCCTCCGTCCTCAATTCCGATATGCTCAAAAAAGATACCCGCTATGCTTAGTTCATCTTTAAACAGACCCGCATCCGCTACTGAAGTCGATACGGTTACTACACTTGGCGTATTGCAGTCGTAATGCAAGTGGTAGCTAAGTCCTAAACCTGATAGGATTGTTGTAATGCGTTGGATGGGGGTCATTAGAATAGTGTTAATTGAGAAATGAATGTTTGATAGCGTTGTTCTTGTTTGTCGAAATACTCTTTATCTATTTCGCAGGCGGTAAAGTTTAGTTTGTTTTTTCGGGCTGCAATTCGGCTTGAACCTGAACCCAAATGAGTGTCTAAAATCTTTTGGCCTTCACTTGTATAGTTTTGGTAAATCCACTCATACAATGCTATTGGCTTTTGAGTTGGGTGTATTCTATCAAATGTTTCGCTTCGTTTGGTGTATTGCTTTAGCACTTTATCAAATGAAGTCCAAGCCAATTCACCATCAGCAAAATCGCCACCCATATTTTTTTGCCAATACAACCAGCATCTTGAAGCAGGTAATAAATCAGCAAAGTAATTGCCACCCCAAATAATTTGATTTTTAGATACTCTCATCAGTTCGGCAAAGTATTCTGCGTTTGGTCTTTCGTTATCCCATCCTTTTTTTTCTCCGTTGGTTCTTTTACTGCCTCTCGTTCTTGCTTTGCCTCCATCCTCTCCAATCCCATACGGCGGGTCCACCACCGCCAAATCAAAGTATTTATCGGGGTAACGTGCCATTAATTCCATGCAGTCGCAGTTGTAAACATTGGATTCTATATTCATTTGAGGTATTTACCTGCAAATATATACGATATATTTTATTATCGTGCTTCGTTTTCAGTTGTTTTATCAGGAATCAAACGCCCCAATAACGTGAACAGACTCCAACTTTTTGAGGTCGGAACTAAGCGGATAATGACTTCATAAACCGCAATTGCAGCCGTTGTAATTGGCTCCCAATGCTCCTGAATTAATTGAATGATGTGCATAATTATTTTTTTAAGCGTTATTTAATTTCAATTTCGAAACAGCCTTATTCATGGCGTTTTTTAGTTCGGTGTTATCAGTTACGGCTTTCTCAAGAAACGGCATCAATACATCGAACGCTGAACGTATTTCAATCATTTGCATTTGTATCTCTTCGAGTTGACCCATGACTAACTTAAACTCCTTTTGCAGTTCATTGTATTGGGTCATTATTTCATCTCGCCCCAATTTAGCCACCTCTTCTTTTTTTAGCTTAATCCTTCCGTCCGTTTCTGTTTTCTTTTTCGCAAGGTCAATCCATGCCCGAACCGCTGCCCCGATTAGTAAACATATCGTCGTAATCCAACCTCCGTATTCCTTAATTTCGTCCGCTGCCATGAGATTATTTTTAAGCTATAATTAAATCCAAAATCGTATCCGCCAATTTTTGCGTACTTGTTTGTGCGTGAGCCGTTCCGTTTAATTTAATTACGTTATTCATTGTAAAGATAGGTGAGTTGCGCCCTTCATGCGAAACGATTTGGAAGTAAGGTGCAACTTGTGCATCACCCGCAGCGTAATATATTATCGGGTCATGATAAAGCGCAAACGAATAATTTTCAACTGGTGTGCTTGCTCCTGCTGCAGTGCATTCGGTAATGATGATTGATACATCACCATTGCCGTGAGATGTCGTGTCAATGTTGTAAAAAGATGCCATGATTTTTATTTTTTAGTTTGTGATTAAAATATTGATAATTCCATCCATTTGATTGTGAACCCTGCTACCCATACACCCGTTGCCGGAACGGTTGAACGAATGATTAAACCTTCGTTTTGAACCAATGTGATAGGATGTTCACCGCTTGCAAGGTCGCACTTGTATAGCTGTGGTGTTGGTAGGTAGATACTACCGATTATGGGCGTAGCTGACCCGACCCCACCGCTTGAATGAGAGGTAATCATCCCGATAGGTTGGGAGTCAATGGTTTTTGTTCCTGCCGTCAATGCCGCCGTTGTTGATACCCTTGCACTACCCATGAGTGAAGCGCCCATAGATGCTCTGAGTTGGTTTGTGTCACCTGTTAAAGTGATTGGAGTACCGCCTGAACCATCACCCGACCAACTTCTACAGATAGTTGCATTTAAGGTAATTGAACCCGCAGCAAAAGCGGTAAATGCTACCATCCCATTGCATACGATTTCAGTGATAACGCAAACCCTTGTCGAATCCGTCCAACGTAATTGTACAAGTTCGCTATTTGCAGCCGACCCCGCCCCGATTGAGCCCGTTTGAACCGATACGGCATAGTGGCCCAATGTGCCGTAATCCTGTGGTTTTGCGATGTTATGCAAACCCTTTGCGGCTGCCTCGCCAATGTTTACGATTACGCTATCTGAAGCCCCTGATTGAATGATTGCCATTGTTATATTTTTATGTAATTAAATTTGAATTTGCCGACTACCTTACCAAGTTTAACCGTTCTAAAAAGTCGGTTTATGTCTGCTGTTGGATACGCACCTGTGTTTGGTCTTGATGTCAAAATCCCCCCTTTTACGAACCCGCCTGCTATGACGGGAGCCAATACAAACCCTTCGTTTGCCTCCCAATTAACTTTAAAGTTCCCTGTTCCTGCTGTGGCCTTGAGTAGTAACGTATCCATTTCGTTTTCATCAGCTAATGACCCCTTACCTGTTAATGATGACATGGCCTGCCATATCATTATTTTCGTCGTTGATGTAACCCCTGCATCTGTTACGGTGAATGTTCCTCTGCTTAACGGGGTGCGACCTAAATCAACTTCTATGGTGGTGACGGTCAAACCACTTGGTGAAATTGTCGTTGCCGTCCTTATTGCATTTAGCGTGTCCGCATAGCTATCACTTACCACAATGACATCGCTTCGATACATAGTCAATACGGCCCCGCTTCCTGATTCCTCAACCCGCTTAACGTGATGGCAATTCACAAAAATATCCGTATATGAGGCATGACCAAACTCATAGAACCCGCCGTCTGACATAGCTGTTTTGAAGTCTGCATAGGTTGTATCATCAACTAATACCTCCGCATCGTTTGGCATGGCCTCCAATGCCCTGACCTGATTTGTTTGAGTTCTGTCGAATGCCAATATAGTTGACCCCGCTTCACCTTCGCGGGCATAAGTAATGAATTCACTACTTATTGAGTATTCAACTGAATTTATGGTAAATGTGGCAATCATTAGTCTGTCGTAATTGTTACGGTTGTTTCTAATGTGCCTCTGATTAGCGTCATGCCTTCTGATTGTGCAGGAGGAGCCGCTGGGCTTTGCGAATCCAAAGCGTATGAACTGCCTGCTATAACGGTTCCGTTTTGGTTTGCGGTGTAAAGATAACGTAAAATTTGATTTATTGCAATGGTAGTCAACTTATTAGCACTAACATCAAACGAAATGGCCTGCGTGGTGTACATCCAAATGTTATCACGAATTGATTTCAGGTTCTTATTTGTCAATATAAACCCCGTCATTGATGGAGGCAAATCACCACCGATGTAAACGAATACGTCCTCAGAAGGTGTGAAATCAATATCTTCGGCATCACTTACATAAATGCGGGCTGTGTATCTCTTTTGGCTTGAATACGACTTTGAAGGTGTCACGGTGCCTGAATATGCGGTTAAATTTACCTGCGTTCCATCACCCCAAACCACCGCATAGTTTTTAGAGGCCACGCTGATTAGGTCGAAGGATAGCGTATTATTTGCTCCGACCACATTAACACCGACTTCGATGCAATACGGCAATACATTACCCGCTGTGAGCTCGTAAGTGCCTGATATTGTTTCTCCGCTTGCTTTGCTGTAATATAAATATCCGTCATCCGCGATGGAAAAGAACCCATCAAGATTAACGATATTGCGATGTACTAAGTTATTGAGATAATCAACAAAGTTAGCCGCCCCTGTGAACCCCTGCTCCATAGTTATTACTGACCCGCCTAATGTTATTCTTTTTACATAGAATTGACTTGTAGTCGGTAGCTGTGCAATGCTTATTGATTGGATTTCATCTATCACCACGCTATCATCATTGTATCTCTCACGCATGTTTAGGGTATAGTCACACAATGGATTCTCTTTCACTCTTTCGGCCTCTATTTTGCCGTTTTCAGGTCGGGTAAGATAAATGCCATCTATTTGGAACGTATCGCAAATAGTAGCCCTGTTTAGCTTATCTGCTATCCATTCAGGCGCTTTATGCAAATGAATCTGAAAAGACCTGTGAACCTTACCGCTAATCATTTCAAGGTTATGCGGTTGGTCCTCATAAACATGATAGTCTGCGTCCGGTGTCATATCGCCTATAAATCCATGCACCCGCAAAAGAAAGTTCATGCCGTTGTTATACTTCACGTTTTGTGAGTTATACGAATTGCTGTACTTAATCAGCATTGAGCGTTCATGTACTTGCTTTATGTGTATAGGCTCACTAATGGCAAACACATCGGCCCCGTCTTGTAAGTGCTGTATTTGAATGAAATAAACACCTTCAGGAATTGTTGCGCATCCGATAAAACATTCATAAACTTTAAGCCCTGCGAATGTCCCCGTTATTGAGCTATGTGTTTGCGTTGCATAGGTTCGACCTTCGCAGTCCAACAAACGAACAACATAGTTTGCACTTGTTGTATCACTTCCTGACCATTGGAATTTTATAACGTCGGATTGCTGATATGGTTGCAGGTAATATTCCTGGTCAATCCAATCCCTGAGCATTCTTGATAGGAAGTCTGAATCAAATTGTTTGTTTTGCCATGATGGGTTAAACACCCCCAACAATATAGACCCTGTTGCGGTGTTATATGTGATGTCGGATTGAAGAAAGAATCTGACTGCGTTTACTTTTGGAAATTCAAATATATTTGCCATGTTATGATACTAAGTTTGTGAAGTCTGTGTCTGCCATTGCGATTAGTTCAAATTTGCCGGGCTGTAATTCTGCAACCTTTTCGCTCATCTGCAAAATAAAGCCATAATAAGAAGTTCCTAACCATCTGAACGCAACGAATCCATAAGGGTCGGTTGTAATAATGGACAACAAATTTGCGGGCGTTTTGGCCATAACCTTAAATAGAAACGGCGCAAAGTATGCAGTTGATGCTGCTGCTAAATCATTAATCGTTTCATTTACACCTTCATCATATACGGTAGGTGTAGCGCCTTCGCTTACTATCATTCGCACGTTACCTGCCGTATTCTTACCCGTTGTGATTAGCTTTAAATCTTCGCCTCCTTGATGAAACAATATAGACCGCAAAAAACGCCCGTTTCGATATAACATCCGTTTTGGTTGGAAGAAAATATTAAAGGCCTTGTCCTCATTTGAGTATGTGCCGTTTACGTCTAAAAATAGGTTTTGTATCTCAAAAAAAGAAGCCCCTGCCGTTCCGTTTATTGGTGTTCGGTATAGGTTATAATAATTAGTTGTTACCCCATTAAGGTCAAACGTACCAGCGACGGCGTCCGCGTCAACATCAAGAAAAAACGGGTCATTGTCGCTGTCTGCGTCGGCCTGCTGTTTGTCGGTTAGGTTTGCAATAGTCATTGCAATTCCGAACATATCTGCCCGAATCTCACTCACCATGTCACGGGTTGCGATTATCTTTTGCATTGGTGATGAAAATTCAGAGGTCACATTAAATTCTTCTTTACCATTGATTTCATCATAGATATTATTCGGGCTTCCTATCTTTAATGTGCTGAAATTTAATTCCTTCAATGGCTCTACTTCCAATGTAGCGACTTCGCCTAAGTCAATTATTTGTGTAGTGTTATCATAGGCCGTTTCTTTTTCATCTATGATTAATTCATCGGCTGTTTTATCGTACTTCAAGCACAAGTCCAAATGATAGTTCAATGCCTTGTATGCCTTGTTAAATGATAGCTTAAGTTGTGAATTTTCAAGCCTTCTAAGCGCATCCCCTGACGTTATATGAATGCGCCTGTATGTCGTATCTAATACATTAACATCTGCGGTAGTTGGGCCTGAATTCGTCATCTTATCCATTAGCTGCTCAATGACCCGACCTGCAGGAATTACAGGAACGTATGTATCAGGCACAAAGTTTTGGAATTGCGCCTCGAGTTCAAGTGAATAGATATGAAATTTTGCGGAATTTGTATAAAAGAAAGTAAGCCATAAGCATTCATTCGGTCCTAATGCATAACCATAATCAAAATCAATGGTTTCCGTTCCATTTGCACCCGCTGCGTAAGTTATGCCGTCAGCTAATGCATGGTTTTGAAGTATTGTTCCTGTTCCAAATGCTGCCCTCAATGTCCTTAACCTACATTGAGCCGAAGCGCCTGTACCTGCTATTGTTGCAATGACCAATTTGCCCTTTATTCGGACATCATAACTCCCTGTTGTGCTTGTGTTTCTCAGGTAGTACTTATCTGCCATTGAAAGTGATATAAAAGTACTCGCGGCCTGTTGAAAACATTGCGAAAACGTACCGATGAAATCGTTACCCTTGTTAAATATATCGCCTCTGTTATATCCCTCAGTAATGAAAGGCAATAATGTAGGCATATTGATTCCATTGGCTTGGTCAAACAATGGAGTACTTGAATCATCCTGTGGCTGCTCAATGCCTGTGAATTTCATATAGCACCACATAGGAGGTCTGCCATCAATCTTAACCCAAACTACGTCATCATTGGTTTCAACTGGCAATTCGTAATCATTGCCTTCGGTTGCCTGAAACTTAGTCATAAATCCACCGTCACGCATTGAGCATTGGCAATCGTTTTCAAAGTCTGTAAATGTAGCAAAATCGAATTCACCAGAATAAAAGGCTGCATAGGTGTAATCGGATTCGTTTAGCTTTTCAATATACAATTCAAGTTGCGCCTCTGTCCCTTGTGCGTAAAACCTTTGCCTTAAAATTTTTCGGGCATCTCGTTCGAATCTCAATGGGTTAGCATAGGTCGTGAAGATTCCATGATATTCAAATCCACGTTTCCACATAACCTCTTTATCCGACCATCCATCGGGCGCATATTGAATTGGATTAACGGGCGTACCTGATGCAGTTACTACGATGGTTCCTGATGAATTAACCGAATAGTAATCATAGTTAGTGCCGTTGTATGAACGTAGATAATATTTAAAGGCGTTTGGCTGCATTTATTTGACGTATTTTTTAGTCCAATTATCAAATTCGGAATTGTTATTGATTACAACCGACATTTTCTTATCTTCTAATACCCTTCTTAACTTTCTGTTTTCCTCTAATGTCTGCTCGAATATTTCCACCATGACATCACCATACTGCTGCGAAGTTACAGCCCCACCTTGACCTAACTTTATCATTGTAGCCTGTTCAACTGATTTCATTAGTTCATCATTCGGAATAACCTTTGACCCTTTAGGTAGATTTATTATTGATTCCGTTGCAGGGGTAAGGTATTTCTTACCTGATGGCTCAATGACTAATTCCTGACCTCTTTCCGATACAACGGCCAACCCGCCCGGCGCTGAATTAGTACCCTTTGCGAATTGTGGCAATGGAGCTGCAGCAGCCCTTGCTAAGTTGGCTAACCCGATTGCACCTGTTAATGCTGCCATCGCATAGTTTGCAGGCGGTGGAAATGACTTCAATGCGTTCCCAACCGCAACCGCTGTCGATGTTATGATATTAGCTATATCTGCTTGTTTATCAGCCCTTGCTTTCTTCCTTGCTGCTGCTATCCTATCCCTATCAATCCGTTTGCGTTGCGCCTCCGTTTGCGCCTCTAACCTACGTTTATCCGCTTCCTGTTGTGCTTTGGATTTACCGCTTAACTCAATGGCTTTTAGTTCTTTGTCATACGATGCGCTCAGGGCTTTATCTCTGTTTTCAATCTTTGCAATCTCAGAATCATACATAGCCGCCGCAATCGTTGACCATAGCTCAGCGGCCATCTTTACAAGTTGTGCAAGGGTTTCTAATCGTTTTACTTGTTTGTCGTATCGTTCCTGATCCGCTTTATCAATGTTATCAAAGAAAGTTTTTTGGTCACGCTCCCATTGGCTAATCAAGTCAAGTTCTTGGTCGTATGCCTCCTTATTTCTCCTGTGTTTCTCCTTTGCAGCCTTCTCCATTCGGGCGTATAAATCAGCGTCCGCCTTTTCGCTCATTTCGCGCCATTCGCGGTCTAATTGGGTTAATTCCATGAATTGTTGCTCGAAATCAAAGCCTGAATCCTCTGTTTGTCCCGCTGCTGTTTGCCCCGTCCGCCCGCCTCCGGTTGTACCTCCGCCCGACGGAGTTGCTTTATTTGGCCCAATTATAGCTGACCTTGAACTCATGTTACCTATCTTTTCGGCTAAACTGTTCATTGCTATTTCTGTGCCAATAGCATCAGATTCCAAATCTCTAATTTCATTTTTTAGACTTGATACCCTTGCGGTTGCCTTATTGTAATTTTCAGTTGCTGCTTCGTCATTCTTAGAACCCCAAACAGATTGCGCACGTGCTAATTTTGCCGCTTCATCTGCCTCCGCTCTCATTAACTCAGATTTCTTTAATGCCAACGTTCTTTCTAATTCATATTTTTCAGCAGCTTTCTTCTCTAAATCTGTTTGATAAGCCCGTGCCATTGCAACGGCCACCAATGCATTTCGAATGCTCATAATTGCACCCGCCGCTTTACCTGCTGCGATTTCTTCGGCCGAATAGTTTTTAAGGGCTGTGGGGTAAAGGTCTTTCAGTTCTTTCGCTGCCCTGATTCGTTCCTGTGTGCTTAGGTTGTGGTTATCTATTTGACGGGTAAGCGCTTCCAATTTTCCAGTTTCACTTCCAACGGATTCAAATAATTGTTTTGCCGATTCACTTGCCTGTTTTGTGCCGGTCACAAACTGCATGATTTCTTTGTAAAAAATCGTAAATAAACCGATTGCAACCGTTAAGATATTTGGAAAACTCAATAAACTACCTGCAAATACTTTCAATGCAGACCCTGCACTTCCTGTTTGGGCCTGAACCGCCCTAAATTGGTCAACAAGAATAGGTAAATTATTGGATAGGCCAAGTATCCCAGTTTGTGCTGAATACGTAAACGCAGGCATCTCTCTCAACACCTGACTGAGCGAGTTCGTAGCCGTTGCGTAATTACCTACATTGCGCTGAAAGCGCCCTGTGTTTGAATCCAATGTTTTCAAGGCCGTATCAACAAGGTTGATTCGTTTTGCCAAATCCGCCCCCATTGGTGACTTCCTGAGTGCCTCAGACATATTATCCCATTGACCCCTGAGCCTGATTAGTTGGGCGTTCATCTGCTTAACACTACCTTCAGTAGCAAGCATTTCTTTTGCTGCGTTTTTGTTGGCACGTGTGTTTTCTTCAATCTGAACCTTTAACAATGCCAACTCTTTACCCTGTTCAGAATTCGCAAAGGCTAACTGTCTTTGCGCCGCTTCAAGTTTAGCCGTTTCTGTTGCAGCCTGTTTAATCGTAGCCGTAACCTGCGACATCTTATCAGACCCTTGTAATGCCGCATTGAACAACTTAACCGCATTGGCATTGCCTTCAAATCGTTTGATTAAGTCTGATAGGCCTTTGTCCATCTTTGCGACTTGGTCAAACGCCTCCTTACTGATTATATCATCAATCCTTTCCGCCATGTCTTTGGTTTAATTCGTTTTCAATATCTTTCTTTACCTGATTAAGTACATCATCCGAATGAACCTTATACCACATATCAAGATTGGCCTTTTGAAGCAAACGCCTAATTGCCATCATAAGTAGAACGCCTATGACAATCCCTATGATAACCCCGATTAAAATATATATAATACTACCCATGTTGTATTTTTTTTAGTTGTGCGTCACAATATGCCTTGTACCTGTTGATATAAATGCAGTATTGCAACAATGATAAATCCTTTTCGGAAATGTTGAACTTGAAAGCTTCGCTCATATCTACCAATGAGCCTATAAAATATTCCCTTGTATATCCACTACTCTTTTCCCCGTCCGATTTGTTCACTGATTCAAATTCCAAAATCAGTTTCTCTAACTTCCTAAAATCGTACTTGTAATTCGCTACAAAAATACGCAAAACCTCATTTACATTCGAATAATTATATGGCTTTTTTGGTAGGTTGTAGCCGAACTTATACAACTGCTCATAAAGCCCCTCTGTTGGGTATAGCTTAAATGTTTCAATGATGCATTCAGCACTCACGACCCTGTTTTGTGATATGGCAATTTCCTTTATTTGCCGGATATGCCTAAGCAAGTCCTTACCCCCAACGGCTTCGATATATTGCTCATAAATGGCCTCAAATGCCGTTGCTGTTTCTTCGTTTGTTGGCTTACCTGATATGATTAGCCCCTTGTAGTCATTGTCACAAATGCAGTCAATGAATACAGATAAAGGAACGTCATTAATGCGGTGTAACAATTTCGTATCGCTCGACTCCTCTCTCAATGGTTGTTTGGAGTTCAGTAGCCCTAAACTTACCATCCTCTTCATCGTAATAAATGGCATGGTTAATACCTGAATCCATCGCGCGCTGTTTGGTTGTGTTATAGATTGCATCGTATTGTTGGTTTAATAGCTGCTTTTTTAACCTACATGGTATGCAGCCCGGATCTATTAACTGAGTCATAATCCTGTTTCTTTTTTGATGTACGTCACAAGTCCCGGATTGATTATTTCGTACTTAACATCCTCCTTATTATCCGTTGTAAGCCCGAATATAGCAGCACCGTATTTCCTCTTCAAATCAGGCGTTTTGCTATCCGTTGAAGTGATTTCATATAGGTTTGTGCTTTGTATGTTTAACCTCATTGAATTCTGAAACCCGCCTTTATCGTAAAGGTCTGGATTCCCGTACCCGGGTGATGGGTTCCGTTTGTTTTTCTTTGCTGCGTATGCCGCTGAAGCATACTTCTTTAGCCGTTTCTTTTCTTTATCAAACCCATCCATTAACTGCTCGCGGTTCTTATCTATGATGTCATCTTTACGTTCAGCCACAATGCTAATTGCTGCCCGTTTGACGTCTATTTTAGACCATCTGCGTTTAAGTTCTTGTATAGTCATAGGTTAAAAATAGTGGGGGCATTTCACCCCCACATTTGTTTTTTAGTCCATGTTTAAGACCTGAGCCTCAACACGTGTAGATTGTGTGCCTGTTCCGACACAAGCAATACGCAAATATAACACCCTACCCCAATTGGATAATACCGTTGGAGTCGGATTTAATGACCAAATGAAGTAAGCAGGAGCAGCAGATGTAACCTGTAAGGTATCGCATTGAACGCCGGTTGTTCCGGCTGTGCCATAGAAGTTAACCCAATCAGACCCGTTCAAAGAGCCCTGAAGGATTGCCTTAAAGGTAGATGTACCTGAAATGTTGGTTGTTTTCAATGATACACGATAACGGCCACTTTGGTTTGCCTTAATTGCTCCTAATTGGGATGTCAAATACGTAGTACCCGCATTCGTTACGGTATCGAAGTAAGTATCTGAGCCGTAGAGATATGGTAATTGTGCATTTGCTTTTTGGTTGCAGGCCGTGAAGCATAACACGGCGATAATTGCGAAAATAAAATTTTTCATTTTTGTTTTTGTTTTTTGTTATTGATTTTTTTCTTCTTTTGGTTCCGCCTTAACCGGGTGGGTTTTGTCCCAAAGCAAATCCAATGTTTGAGAAGCAACCCCGTCATTTGCGGGGTGCTTCATAAACTTATCTTTACTTTTGAACGTAGCAACCCAATCGAGATTGAAGGACACTTTGTCTATTCTGATTGTTTCCATACGTTAGCTTCTTGGTGTGGTAATTGATGTTCCTGCATGACCTAATACGCCCGCTGTTACTAAATCCGATACGTCACCAATGGTAATCTTGATAAGCGCGCCCGCTGTTCCAGGATAGTCTGTATCTGCTGCATCCAATTGGACATTGAACGTCTTAGTAGCTGCTGCATAGGTTACGGATGTAACGGTGATTGCATTACCTGTTGCCACGTTCTGAGCGCTGTACAATGATGCCGTATCTAATTCGGCGGAATAGGTGTCAGCAAGATTTGTAGCCCCGCAGCCGTCATTGATTTGCAACTTAACCAAACCGCCCGCCGTCATTGCAGTGTGGACAACGATTTCAGTATCTATCAAGGAATTCAATTCATATAACAGATTCACGGATTTGTCAAATGAAACGATACCCCATGAGTTGTTGAACTCATCAGGGTTTTGCATTGCAAACGTGACGTAGAACTTAGAATCTGCAGCACCGGTATTGAGTTTGAAGTTTGGCACGTCAATCATTTCCAACGTGAATCCCTTGAACTTGTTGTCAGCGGTTTTAACGCCGAGCAATACGTTGTTTTGGGTGTCCACATAGATAACATCGAATAAGTCCTGTTTGTTATCCAATGAACTGATTTTTTGATGCAAACAAGCACCGCCTTTGATGTACTCGAAGGTGTACGAATATTTACCATTTCGGATTTTGCGATTACCTCCGTATGGTGTGGCTTCATAAACCCCCTCAGATGATTTGTCCTCCATACCCACGAATGTTTTAATGAGTTGGAAGCGGTCCGCTTGCACGTCCTCCGCTAACCCGTCCTGAACCGTTGTGAGCATATCGGATATTTGAGCCGTTGTGAACTCTTCGCCTCTCGGCACAAGTAACACGGCTTCAATAAGTCCGGGCGTGTAGTGGCATGAAGTGAATCCTGTATTGGACACACTTGCTATGCAGCTAAACGCATTTAATGAATTTGGCATAATTTTTTATTTTAATTGATTTTGTAAATGATTGTTGAATTAATTGTTTTGTTTGAAATCCTTATTTTTTGTTTGTATGACTGAAAGCTACTTGAACGGCTCACGATGTATTCATTATCTACGTCATCAAGTGATTTGATTAGCCCGTTTATTACATGAGAATAACCCGGGTCTATTTGATTATTTGCTAAGTAATCAAACGCGGTTAGGTTGTACTCTGTTGACTGCACATTGCTTACCGCTGTGAACTTAGGAACCGCTAATGTAATCGGAGTTAGTTCATAGCTGTTCGACATCGCAGCCACAACCTTACCTGATTGAACCTTGAACCAAAAACCCAAACGTGAGTCCGTTGTAACCCCGTCTTCAATCTTGACATATCCGACATACTCGCCATCCGCATAAGCAGATACGCTGAACGTATAAGGTTCGCCAACATAGGCTGTTACATCGGTTGCAAAGTTGCCATCACCTTTGTCAAGAAAATAATAAAATAATGGGGATATATTGTCCACATCAATCACTTCGCCTTCAAACTCGATTGTAATCTCATCGCCGGAATACGTTACATCAATGGTCGTAACTGCTGAGTAAAACAACAACTGAGGCAATGACGGCACAACCCATGATTGAAGCGTACACATATTTGGCAATACAGATAACTCAAGGTCTTTAATCCAAATGCCATCCACAACATCGGGCAGGATATACGCTATCTTGCCCCCGCCTGATTCTTCACCCATGTGCAAGTCATCAACTTTTACATGAGGAACGCCCCTGCTATGATACTTCCTGAAGTAATTACTTGATTCAACAACGGCCATAAATTCCGCGTAAATCGGGTAAAGAATAGGTAAGTAGTTTTGCGTGTAACGGTCCTCACTATACATCGAGTTCTCACTTTCGGTGCATATCAAGAATGTAAGCGATACATCAAGCGAATCCTTACCGCTTACTTTTCTTTCATCAAATGAATAAATCAATGCTATAAGCGGGTATTTAACCTCCTTATTGCCTTCTGATTTATCTTTCGATGCAAGACGTTGGCGGATGTGATTATAAGAGCCGTACAAGAACTGAACATCACGCCCTAATTCAGTGCGAAGATTTGCGCTGACATCCTGCACTATCTTTTCAAATAGTGAAGGAATAGAAACAGGTAATTGTTCGTATGTATGAGCCATTATATACCGATGTAGTTTTGTTTGATAAAGAACCTTTCGGGCTGATTGCCTGTAAATCCTGCGTAATCGGGATAGTCCGCCTTGTTTTGATAAATAAAATCATCAAGGATTCTATTTAGTTCCACCATGCGATTCCATGCCCTTACTGATGTCTTTACGATACTAACGGGAGTCGCATTTTCAGGAAGTTGGCGTATAACACCAACCCCTGAATTATGCGATTTTAAGCCTGTTAGAATCTTTGTAAAAACATAGTTAGCTATCGGGCTTTCTTTTTCCGTATTAGCTAACCCGCGCCACTTATTCAATAACCCATTTGAGTCGGTGAATTCAGCACCCTTCCAGATTTTATACCAAATGCCGGACGTAGGGTTTGATGCAATGGCAGCGGTTAAGTCCTTTGCCATCTTATACCCTAAGAAGTCAACAAGGTAGTTATCTTCATGGATTGCTGTCATCTCGATATAATACTGACCCTCAGACTTTGAATCGTCTGTGTTTGGCAGTATGTTATCACCAACAAAATATGAGTTATCGATTATCGTAGCCATACGGATTTACTTTTTTACATGACCTTTTGCAATCAAGGTATCAGCAGTTTCAGCATTAAGAGTGTATTTTTTACCCTCTTTGTATTTATCCTTTTTGCCTGTTCCTGTTACGGTAACAAAGCCCTCAGGCGCTTGTACTGCTTCTTCCTTTTTTGCTGGTTCTTGTGTGTGTGTTGCTTTCGCCATACTATTTAAAATTAAGGAGTTTCAAGAGCTGCAATAGCGTTTGTAATGTTTGAAGCGTAAACAATTGCTGCTTTGTCGTTCTCTTTCACATAGTGAACCGCACGCATTTCACCTAAGATGGTAACTTGGTTTTTAGTGAAGTTATCGCTGTTCAAACCGACGCTGATATTGAACTCTTCACGAATACCCAATGTACATTTAGATGGGTCAAGGATGTAGGCTTCATTAGCAGTTACGCCGTTGTTTTCTACAACCAACAGACCAGCAGAGGTCATCAACCCGCCCGGAACATCGGTAGCATAACGACCGTTTTTGTCTTTCACCATGCGAAGCAAAGCAACGTCATTTGGATTCATCAATGCAACCGTTGCGTTATAGTTTGATTTAGCTACCTGAGCCTTTGCGGTTACAAGGAAGTCAAAGATATTGGCGTTCTCAATCAAATCAGTAAATCCGGTTGTTGCATAAGCAGTTGCGTATGTTTCAATTCCTTTCAAGTTCGGGCTTGTACCGCTACCTGTTAAGATTTGCGAATCCAATTCTAACTCAACCAATTCGCGTAATTCATCATTGATGATTGACTGCAAGTAAGGCAAGTCGGCCAATGCCTGCTTAGTAACGGTTACATAAGATGCAACGGTTTCAACAGGTAATTTGCGCTCCACTAAATTGAAATCGGATTGTGATTTAGCATTTCCTTCGGTCTGCATACCTGCACCACCTTCAGGGGTTGCTTTGTCAAACCAACTGATATATTGGTCTGCAATCGGACGGGTTCTGATTAATTGACGCAAGAATGGCGCACGACGGGCAAATTGGCCCACATTTGGGTCCCATGAAGAAATCCCAACAAAGCCTCCTGAGTAGTTGCTTGAACTCATGTTGGCAACGTCCTTATTTACGATTGACATCTCAACCGATTGGCCGGGCTTCCAATTCTTCAACTGCTCGATGTGCTGACCTAATTGTTTGCTTACTTGGTCTGTAAATGTTGGTTCTTTGTAGTCACGTTGTTTCATGGCCTGCAATTCTTCGATTGCAATACCTTGAGCCTTCAACGTGTCTGTTAAAGAGTCCTGAACGGCTTTAGTTTCCGTTTTGATTGATTCGGTTAATGCTTCCATCTTTGAAGCAAATTCCTGATTGTTTATCATCCCGTTCAATTTGTCGGTGACAAACTTTTGCGCCTGACCTGTGATTTCTGTAATCAGGGCTTTTTCTTGTTCGTTAAATTCCATTGTTTGTGATTTTTAATAGTTAAAAAAATTGTGCTTCACGAGCTTTGCGTAGTCTACCTGATTGGTATTAACCGGATCGGGGTTGTCTGAATTGTCACCGACGGATTCAGGATATGTTATAGGGGTTGCATCGTTACTCCCAAAAGGAACCATGCTACCTTCTTTAATTATTTTAGCCTCTTCTATACCCCACAAATACCCCGCTTCATCAACGGCTTCTTTGTTTACGATGTCGGGG